AAGTGAAGGAAGAGACTCAACCTCCGACTGCGGATGCGCCGAAGTATCCGTGGGGGCTGTGCCTGACGCTCAACGACGACACGCTGGAGAAGCTGGGTGTGAAGACGCTGCCAGCCGTCGGGACCGTGGTGACGATTGTGGCCAAGGCGCAGGTGTCGTCGATCCGCGACTACCAGACGCAGGGCAGCGAAAGCGAAGCCAGTATGGATCTGCAGATTACCGACATGCAGGTCGACGGGCTGGACGTTGACCTGCTGGGCCGCGCGGCGGATCTGCTCTACGGAAAGAAGAGCTGATGCAGCGGTACGACCCTACCGATTTGCGCGGGCAGCAGCAGGACAAGACCGAGCTCGATGCCCGCAAGCGCCTGGTTCGCGAGACAGAGATCGCGGACATCAAGTGGCTGATGAGTTCAAAAAAAGGCCGCCGCATCTTATGGCGGGTGATGGAGCTCTCCGGAGCCTTCCGTTTGTCCTTCGATACGAACGCCATGAAGATGGCCTTTAACGAAGGGAACCGGAACCTGGGGAACCAGTTGTTCAACGAAGTGATGAGTCTATGCCCGGAGATGTATCCGGTGATGGAGAAGGAGCACCGCAATGACAGAGACGGCAACGGCGACCAATCCAACTGACGCCACAGCCTCTGAGCAGGCGGCCGCGACGCTGCTGGCACAGGCCAGCGACGGGACGGCTACCCAACAGCAGACGCAACCTGTGCAGACTCTGGCGGCTGATGCCACGGAGAGGTCAGCAGAAGCAACTCAGAAAACGGAATCGACCGAAACCGCCGTAGTGCCTGAAACGTACACGTTCACGGCGCCGGAGGGCAAGGAGTACGATCCGCAGGTTCTGGAAGCTTTCAGCGGCGCGGCCAAGGAGGCCGCACTGACGCAGGATGCGGCGCAGAAACTGATCGACAAGATGGCGCCGGCTTTGGCCGCCCGTCAAGCCGACCAGGTGCAGGCGGTCCACAAGGAATGGCTGGATGCTTCAACTGCCGACAAGGAGTTCGGCGGCGAGAAGCTGACAGAGAACCTTGGTGTGGCCCGCAAGGCGCTCGACACGTTCGGGACGCCGGAACTGCGCACGCTGCTGGATGCGACTGGCATGGGCAATCATCCGGATGTAATCCGGCTGCTCTTCCGTGTCGGCAAGGCGATCAGCGAGGACAAGTTTGTAGGGGGAAGCTCCAGCGGCACCGGAACAACGAACCCGGCAAGCGTGCTTTACGACAAAACGAAGTAGAGCAGAACGTCCTCTACGACAAACCAAGCAGAAAGGATAAACGAAAATGGCTGTGCTTCCAGCAGTTGCAGGGCATAACACCCTGGTCGACATTGCGAAATCGTTTGACCCGCAGGGCAAGGTGGCGATCGTTGCCGAGCTCCTGAACCAGTCGAACGAGATGATCCAGTATATGAACTTCATCGAGGGCAACCTGCCGACCGGGCACAAGGGCGTCGTGCGTGCAGGCCTCCCAACCGTGACGCTGCGCCGCTTCTACAAAGGCGTTGCGCCGTCGAAGTCCGGCCGCGACACGATCGAGGATGTGTGCGCGATGCTCGAGGGCCGCAACGAGATCGACAAGGATCTCGCCGACCTGAATGGCAACGCGGCATCGTTCCGCATGTCGGAGGGCCTGGCCTTTGTCGAGTCGATGAACCAGACCTTCGCGCAGCAGATCATGTACGGCAACACGGCCACGAACAAGGACGGCGTGCTGGGCTTGACGCCGCGCTACAACGCGATTAGCGGCGCAACCAATGGCGCGAACGTGATCACGGCCTCGGGCTCAGGCTCGGACAACACTTCGGTGTGGCTCGTGGTGTGGGGCGAGAACACGGTGACCGGCATCTATCCGAAGGGATCGAAGGCCGGACTCGTCCAGGAGGATCTGGGCGTGATCGATGCGTTCGACGCTTCGAACAACCGCTATCGTGCCTATGGCGAGCTCTACCAGTGGAAGTTCGGGTTGCACGTGAAGGACTGGCGCTACGCGGTGCGCATCGCCAACGTGGACGTGAGCGACCTGGTGGGCCAGACCGGAACGCAGGCGAACACGGCTGCAACCTGGCTGCCGATCCTGATGATGAAGGCTTTCGCGCGCATTCCCTCGATGGGCATGGGCACGGCGACCTTCCTCGCCAACCGCACCGTCAAGGAGATGCTCTCTGTGGCCGCGGTGCAGAAGACCATCTACGGTCTGACGATGGAGCAGGCCGGAAACCAGTTCGGCAACGTGACGGCGGGCTCTGTGGCAGGCACCGGGACGGGTATCCGGGGCGGCCAGCTGAAGTTCTTCGGCGTCCCCGTGTTGACGGTTGACCAGATCACCCTGGCCGAGACGGTGGTCAGCTAGCGCTCAAGCGCCGGCGATCGCGAGCTGAGAAACGTTTGGAACCGGGCCGTCCTCAAGCGGGCGGCCCAGAAGGCGAGAATCCGATGGGGATGATTGACAACGAAGTTGTATTTTGCGAAGCGCAGGCGGTCACTGATCACACTCAGGACACGCCGAGCACCAACACCTACGACAGCGGCGGCGCGACCCTTGGCGACGCAGGACAGACGGGCGAGCACCTGTGGGTACAGGCGCGCTGCTCGACCACGGCAACTTCGAGTGGATCGGCGACGGTCCAGGCGGTGCTGCAGGATTCGGCGGACAACATCACGTTTGCCGACGTGGTCGCGGGAAAGGCGATCGCGTATGCCAGCGTGACGGCGGGGACGGATCTGCTGAGGGTGCAGCCGCCTCCGGGGATGCGTCGCTACTGGCAGATCGCGTGGCGCATCGGGGTGGCAGACCTCACGGCCGGCAAGTTCGATGCATTCGTGACCGAGTCCCTGCAGCGCAACGTGGCGCAGGCGTCGGGCTTCACGGTCAGCTAGACCGGCTGTTGGCTGGGTGTTGAAACTATGTCCGCGAGGATCGAGAGGTCCTCGCGGGCGGATTGGAGGTAATCGAAATGCTTGTAAGGGCAAAGAAGGACATGTTCATCGATTCAAGCTTCCGCGCGAAGGGCGAAGAGTTCGACTATAGCGGCCCGAAGAACACGAACGTGGAACCCGTGGAGGAAGCCGGCGAGCCTGCCGAAGTGCAATCGGGCAAGCGGGCACGGCGAAACGAGAACGCGGAGTAACCAGTCTGCATCAGCGGACAAATAGAAGCGGCCGGCGATAAGCATCCCGGCCGCTTTGCTTTTGCGAGGAACGCATGAGTGAAGTGACGATCTGCAATCTGGCGCTGAGTCACCTGGGCGATACGGCTACGGTGGCGAGCATCTCGCCGCCGGATGGTTCGGTGCAGGCGAATCTCTGCGCGCGATTCTACCCGGTGGCGCGCAACTCCATGCTGGAGATGTCGCCGTGGGGGTTTGCTACGCGGCGCGCGGCGCTGGCCCTGGTCACGAATCCGACGCTGACGATTGCACAGGCTGTTGATCCCAACGCGGAACGTGGAACATGGAAGTACGCGTACGCGCTGCCAAATGCGGTTGTCAATATTCTCGGCGTGCTGGCGGCGGATGCTCCTGACGATTACGAGGGATGGATCGGACCAGCCGATCGCACTTCAGGGCCACCGTATCCGCAGGGTTACCTGCCGGTACCGGGCGCGCCCAGCTATACACCGCAGCCCTACTCGATTGAAATCCAGGCGGACGGCACGCAGATCCTGCTGACGAACGTGTGTGATGCGGCGCTGCGCTATACGACGATCATCACCGACACATCGAAGTTCAGCCCGCTGTTTACGCTGGCGCTGAGCTACCTGCTGGCGTCGATGCTGGCCGGTCCGATCCTCAAAGGGGACGCTGGTATCGCAGCGGCAGAGCAGCAGCTGGGACTTTTCAAGGCGTTCAAGGGACAGGCTGAGGCGAGCGACGCGAACCAGCGGAAGACGAACGTGCAACCGGCCGTGAGCTGGATCAGGGGACGATGAAATACATTCTTCGCAAATTCGTCGAGGCAGAAACCGTGCAGGATGCGATTCGCCTGGACCGCAGGACGCCGGTGCACGACTGCTACCTGAAGGCCGGCGAGCAGCCAAAGGACGCTGACCTGGGATACGCGATCGGCTTCCAGACGCCACGGGATAGCGATGTTCCCTACGAGATGCGGAGAAAGCGCTGATGCCGAGCACGCGGAGTTATTACCGGAGCTTTGCCGGCGGCGAGATCTCGCCGGAGATGTACGGCCGCATTGACGATGCCAAGTTTCAATCGGGCGCGGCGACGTTGCGGAACTTTATTGCCACACCTACCGGCGCGGCGCTGAACCGGGCCGGGTTCGCTTACGTCAACGCGACCAAGAACAACGGCGTTGCGCGCCTGATTCCCTTCACCTACAGCCTGAACCAGACCATGGTGATCGAGCTGGGGGATAGATACGTTCGCTTCCATACCCAGGGCGGCACGCTGAAGTACGCCACCGCGGGCCTGAAGCCGTGGGTAGCGCCGTCGGGCGCGATCTCGCTGAGTTACACGACGCCGACCATCGTTACCTGGACGGCGCACGGGCTGAGCACCGGCGATCCCATCCGGTTCTATATGTACGGAGGGCACGCGCCCTCGGAGTTGCCGGCAGGGTTCAAGGTCGGCTATACCTACACTGTACAAAAGATCGACGCGGATAATTTCAATATCCTCGACAATGGGGCACTCGTAGCGCTGCCGGCAAGCGGCGGCGGCTCGGTGACGAACTATCCGGGATCGGGCACTCCCAGCGCAAACATTTCGCTTGGGCCGAACCAGGTTGGCAATGACATCTCCGCGACAACCGGCGGCCTGGCGAGCACGGTTGTGAGTGGCGGCCTGGCGACATTGAATGTCGACATCCAGTCCGATGTTTTTATCGAGGCCGGGTTCTGCTCGATTGCCTATGAGTACTCGACCGGTGCGGGTTGGATCCCCTTTTATTATTCGGCCGCGGCGGAGACGGCAAGCTTCTCCGGGCAGATTCCTATTACGAATCTGAACCAGCTGCAGCTTCGCATTGCCGCGACCGGCCGTACGTTTTCTGGCGGCAGCCTGGATGTGACCGGCAGGATCACGAGCTGGAGTGTTGACGTGCCTACCGGAGGCGGCGGAGGCGGCCTGACTATCGTCAGGGCGTATCGCTACTACACCGCAGGCGACCTGGTGAGCTACAGCGGCAGCTACTATGCAGCGGTGACAGCCGACGCCGGTGGTTCAACGGTGCCTGGAACCGACTCGACGATCTGGGCGCAGCTGCCTGCCGATCTGACTTACGAGATCCCGTCGCCCTACGCGGCGGCCGATCTCTTCCAACTCCACTACACGCAGAGCGCGGACGTGCTGACGCTTGTGCATCCGAACTATCCGCCCAGCGAGCTGCGGCGCCTGGGCGCAACCAGCTGGACGCTCGTGCCAATCTCCTTCGGTCCGCCGCTAGCTACTCCGCAGGGCGTGACAGCGGTTGCCAGTCCTGGATTCAAGGCCATCATCGCAAGCATCTCGACGGCGAACCCGGCGCTGATTACCACCGCTTCGAACCATACGCTGGCGCTGGGCGACGGCATCTACATCGCCAACCTGACGGCAACGATCAGCGGCAATGCGACGGTGATGGACGGCTTCTATATGGTCGACAAGGTGCCGGTGGACGGCTCCGGCAACCTGATCAACAACGAACTGACCGTGATGGATTACAGCGGCAACGTGCTCGACTCCTCAGGATGGAGCAGCTACGCCGCGACCGACAGCGGCCAGCCGATCACGATCCAGTACGGAACCAAGATCTTCAATATCGTCAGCCCTTATGCGGTGCAGGCGATCGGGCCGGACGGCGTGAGTATGAGCGCGCTGAGCGCTTCGGCGAGCGTGCTGAATAACCTCAACGTCCCTGGCTCCTACAACACGGTTGCGTGGCAGGCGGTGCCAGGGGCGCAGAGCTACAACGTCTACAAGCAGTACAACGGTCTCTGGGGCTATATCGGCAACACGACAGCTTTAACCTTTGCGGACACCAATATCGCGACGGATATGAGTATCACGCCGGGCACGCCGGATCCGGTGTTCTCCGGAGCGGGAAACTATCCGGGCGCGGTCTGCTACTTCCAGCAGCGGCGCTGCTTCGCGGGCACGACCAACGGCCCGGACAACGTGTGGATGACGAATTCGGGCACGGAGAGCATGGTCAGCTATTCGCTGCCGTCCAAAGATACGGACCGGATTGCCTTCCGCGTGGCGGCGCTGCAGGCCGACGTGATCCAGCATATGATTCCGATGCTGTCGCTGGTCCTGCTGACAAGCGAGAGCGAGTTTGCGACCTCGCCGGGAAGCACCAACGCGATCACGCCGACCAACGTGTCCGTGGTTCCGCAGAGCTATATCGGGGCCTCGGGCGTGCAGCCCAGCATCATCAACACGTCGATGGTGTACGCGGCGGCGCGCGGTGGGCATGTGCGCGAGCTCGGCTTTGCCTGGACGGTGAACGGCTACATGACGGGCGACCTTTCGCTCAGGGCCGCGCATCTGTTCGACAACCTGACCATCGTCGACCAGGCGTATTCGAAGTCGCCCTGGCCGGTGGTGTGGTTCGTTTCGAGCAACGGAAAGCTGCTGGGGCTAACCTACATTCCCGACGAGCAGCTCGGCGCCTGGCATCAGCACGACACGCAGGGGACCTTTGAGTCGATCGCCTGCGTGGCGGAGGGGACAGAGGACGTTCTCTATGCGGTGATCAACCGGACGATAGGTGGGAGAACAGTCCGTTATGTAGAGCGCATGGCCAGCCGCATCATCAACCCGAAGGATCCATCAACGTGGTTCTTTGTGGATGCCGGCGCGTCGCAGACGTTTACGAACCCGGTAACGACGATCAGCGGCCTCGACTGGCTGGAAGGCCAGACGGTGGCCGTGCTTGCCGATGGCGCCGTGCAGCCGGAGAAGGTTGTCACCGGCGGCGCGATCGCGCTGGACCATGCGGCGAAGGTGTTTCAGATCGGGTTGCCGTACACCTCAGACCTCGAAACACTGCCGGCGGTGATGCAGATCGACGGGTACGGTCAGGGTCGCATGAAGAACATCAACAAGGCCTGGGTGAAGGTTTATCTATCGAGCGGAGTCTTTGTCGGGCCGGATGCGGACCACCTTACCGAGTACAAGCAGCGCACGACGGAGCCGTATGGCTCGCCGCCGGCGCTCGTGAATGCGGAGCTTGAGGTGCTGAACGCGCCAAGCTGGCAGCAGGCAGGGCAGGCGCTTATCCGGCAGCAGCTGCCGCTGCCGCTGGACGTGGTTGGCTTGACGCTCGAAGTGGCGATAGGGGGCTGAGATGGGCTTTGGCACGCAGTATATGACGGATGACACCGGATTCGATGGAAGCCCTATCGACCCGGCCGTGACGGCTGCGCCGAATTTTCTGACGTCGAGCTGGGACAAGATTCACGGCTGGTTTAAAGGTAAGAACGCCAATACGGCTGGCATGTCGCCCTCGATGGCGGATACGGCGCAGGCGGGACAGTCGCTCCAGAACATCAACTTAATTACCGGCGTCCTGCAAGGCATCAACTCCGCGATCGGGACCTTCTACGCGGCGAAGGCCGCGCAGTACGAACAGAGGTCGCAGGCATCGAGCTTCGCGTTTCAGAGCAACATGGCGTCCATCAATGCCAGCCGTGCAGAGACGATGGCTGAGTCAATTCAGGAGGCTGGCAAGAGCCAGGTGGCGGCCTACACGATGCAGGCGGGTCAGCAGAAGGCCGGAGCGACGGCGTCGATGGCGGCGCGGGGCATCGCGCTCGGCGTGGGTAGCGCACGGGATGTTGCCGCGAGCATGGACGTCGAGAAGGATTTGAACGTGCTCGCCATCAACTCAAACACCACGCGGCAGGCCTGGGAGGCGCGGGAGAAGGGTGCGGACTACCAGAATGAGGCCACGCTGGATCGGATGGGCGTGGTGAATGCGCTGAGCTCGGCCAAGTCAATCAGCCCTGCGGGTAGCGCGGTAAACACTCTGCTTGGATCCGCGACCCAGATTTCGCAGCGGTGGGATTACACGCAATGGCTGCGGCAGCGCTTGGCGGCCGGCATGCCGATTACCCCGGTGGAAATTGGGAACTGAGATGCCCGACGATACCTTTGACCGTGATATGGAACTGATTACCCGTGCCCGCCGGAAACTACTGGCGACCGTCATCGACGGCGATAGTGCGCCTCAGGGGTCTGTGCACACGCAGGTAAGCCCGCTCACGATCGATGCGCGCGCAATGCGCCTCCTGGCGACGGACTGCGAAAACGGAAGGGTGAATTAGAGATGCCGACAGTACCTGATACTTTTGCGCCAAGCGTCACGCTGACGCCCGGCTCGATGACACCGGCAACGGGCCCGTGGGTAAGCCCGATGAAGAACGCGGCGCCGGGACTATTGCAGCAGACGGGGCAGGTCCTGGGCCAAATGGCTGATCAGGAAGCCAAGCTTGGGAACACGATCGGCGATGCCGTTCAGCAGACCGTTAACGACGGGATGATGAAGAACGCGCTCACGCAGTTTCAAAAGACCTCGCAGGATATCCTTTACGATCCGCAGAGCGGCTACTTGAACACGCGCGGGATAAACGCTCAGACGCAGTGGCAGCCGACCGCGCAGGCGCTCTCAAAGGCGCAGGAGGCGACGCGGGCAACGCTATCAAATCCTACGCAACAGCGCGCATTTGACATGATGGCGAATGAACATCTGCTCTCTATCGGCAGGCAGATGGACGTCCATCAGCATGAGCAAGTGACCCAGTATGGGATTCAGCAGAATTCGGATTATGCCGACAGTCAGATGATCCTGGCTCGCGACGCCTACCTGCAGGGCAGGCAGGCTGACTATCAGAAGTACACTGGCCAGGCGCATGACGCGGTGCTCAAGGTTGCGGGGTTGAACGGCGCCGCGCCCGACAGCGACGCGGCGCAGGCGATCGTGCGAACGAAGAACAGTGACCTTGTGCGCGGAATCACGGTCGGGCTGCTCGACAACCATAATTTCGCCGAGGCAAAACAGTACCTCGAATCGCAGCAGGGCAATATAGATATGCGCACTTTTGACACCCTGAGCAGCTCGGTCAAATCCGAATATGACCGGAACCTGACCGAGACCAAGGGTGACGCGCTTATGGCCGCGGCGCAGAGCGGCGGTACCGTGCCGCATACCTATGGACCGCTGGCCACCGGGAGCACCATCAACCCGATGAAGATTACCGATGCGCCGGGCAGCGCAAGGCCGGATGGGCGCGTGCACGACGGCTACGATATTGCGATGACCGCGGGAACGGCGGTGACCTCCCCTCTCGATGGCAAGGTGGTCAAGGTCTGGAATGACGAGCAGTACGGCGGCGGTCTCTCGATGCGCGTGCAGCTTACGGACGGGAACACGCTGGGGATTGCGCATCTCTCTGCGGCGAATGTGAACGAAGGCGACACTGTGAACCGCGGACAGCCGATCGCGCTCTCAGGCAAGAGTGGAAACGCGACCGGCAATGTCTTGCACGTTGCGCTGGAAGATTCCGAGGGGAAGCGCATCGACTACTTTGGCGCCAGCAAGGCGCAGCCGGACCCGGCGGGGACTGCGGACCCGAATGTGCTGCAGAGGGCGATCGATATGGCGAAGAACGACAGCAGCCTCGACCCCTTCCAGCAGAAGCAAGTGATCCGCTACATGGAGTCGGCGCACTCGCACGAGCGGGCGATTCAGGCACAGCAGTATCAGGAAGTGAAGCAGCAAGCGGTGGATTACTACTACGGGCACGGTGAGTCGATTGATGGGATGCCGGCGACGATCAAGACGCAGCTGAGGCCGGAAGACGTGTACAACCTGAGCCAGCCGCCTGCAGTCGAAACCGACCCTGAGACGATGGCGAACTTTATTCTGGATCCGAAGAGCGTTACGGTAAGCAACGTCAAGGACGCCTACGCTGCGAAGAAGCTGAACAACGGCGCCTACTTCAGCCTGCTGCGGGATGCGACGGACAATGCGCAGAACCCCCAGAAGATTGTGGAGGCGACGGTCGAAGCTGACCGGCTGAAGTACTTCGCTGACCAGGCGGGGATCCCTGACATGTACAAGGCGCAGAACGAGGACCAGAAGCGGGACTATGCGAGTCTTTTGGTTCGGACGCAACAGGAGATCGATCTCGCACAGCAGCAGAAGCAGGGCAAGCTCACGCAGGCCGAGAAGGACCAGATCATTCAGCGCAACGTACAGCAGCACGTGATCACGCACCTGCGCGGCAAGTGGAGCCCGATGCGGCTGCTCGGCAGTACTACCTATGACACGACAGCGCGCAGCTACCAGATGCCACAAGGGGCAAAGGGTACGGTGATGGCGAACGACGGCAAGCTGCATTACACGGATGGGCAGAGCGATCTTGGGGTGGTGCCTGAATGAGTACGAACCCGAGCCCCGTAACGCTGGACCTTTCGACGTTTGCTCCGCTGGATTCCGGGCAGGCTGCCGCGGCAAAGCCAACTCCTGCTGCCGATCTGCGGCAGTCTATCGCGTATGGAGTGCAGCAGAACCCTGACGAGTACGCAAAGCTTCTCAAGCAGCAGCAGGTGACGGGCATGGCGCCCGAAGTGGCCAGGCCTTTCGCGGCGGAGACGCAGAATGCGATCGATGTCGAGCGGCTTGCTCCGGAGCAGATGGTTACCACGCATCCGCGCACGGCCGCCTGGATGATGAACCCCGACAACGCTTCGGTTGCGCACGATGACGTGAGCCCTCTGACCCAGATTGAAGAGGGCGCGGAGCGCATGCGCAAGGCGGTGGCGGACCGGCTGTGGAACGAGACGAATTCACTTACGGGAAATATCAATGCCGGCGTGCTGGGTGCAGCTAAGTCTCTGGTCGATTTGGCCGGGGTTGCAGTACAGGGAACACTGGAAAGCCCGAAGCCTGCGATGGATTTTCTGACGGGACTTGACCCGGATGCTGAGGGACTGAAGAATATCTGGGTCAATCCGCGGCGCTGGCAGGTTCAGCGGCTCACAGAACCTGTGATGGATTGGGCAACGGGCGGGGTGATTCAACCGAAACAGGGAAGCCCCTGGTACGGCCGCGGCCTGGTGAACCAGATAGAGCAGGTTCCCGGAATGCTCGCGCTATTTGCGCTGACGGGCAAGTGGGGAGGCCTGACCGCGGAAGCATTGGCTGCTCCGGAGGCTGAGGGAATCGCAGGCGCGATCGCCCCTGGTGCAGCGGTCGAGCGTCAAATGGTGCCAGCGTTGCTCGGCACGGAGTCTGCACAAACTACCTACGCGCAAGCGCGGGCCAAAGGAGCTGACCAGAAGACAGCGGTGCTGGCGGCGATCGAGTCAGGCGTGACAAACTATGCGCTGATGGGCGCGATGCCGGGAGCCGAGCCGACTGCGACGGTGCCGGGTGCAATTGGCCAGTGGGCAGGGCGCAGCGCGGCGATGGGCTCCGGCATGACAGTTGCCGACAATGCCATCGCACGGCAGTATGATCCGGATCGCAGCCTAACCGAGGGCTGGCAGCAGTCGGTTGCGACCATGGCGGCATTCGAGGGCGTTGGTGCGATCAGTCATGTGGTTGATGCGGTCGAGGCGTCGAAGCTGCGCACGCGCTCGCCTGAGAAGTTTCAGGAGCACCTCGATGCGAACTTCGAGGGACAGGAGAGCCTGCGGGTACCGGCGCAGGAGTTTGTGAACTACTTTGACGCGCAGAAGCTGGACCCGGCCGTGGTGGCGAACCGGCTGGGCGTCACGAACCTCGAAGAGGCGGCGGCCGCGGGGTCGGATCTGGAGATTCCGCCGGCGAACTTCTTTGGCAGGCTTGAGCCTGAACATCAGAAGGGACTGCTGCCGGATATCGTGGATCCGCGAACGGATCTGACGGCGCGGCAGACTGAGGCTGGGAAGACGGAGCTGCAGGAGTGGATGGCCAACGGTGGCGCGGAGAGCCTGGCTGCGGAGTTCACGCAGGCGGATGCCGAGACCAAGGCGACGCCGGAGTGGCAGAAGGTCTACAGCGATCTGAAGCAGCGGTACACGGACGCCGGCGAGACCGAACCCGCGGCCGACAGCTATGCGACGATGCACGCGAACGCGATCGCGAACCTGGCGCGCAAGGCGGGACTGAAGCCGGACGAACTGCTGGCGCTGCATAATCCGAAGATCGTTGAGGGGGAAGCCTCTGGAGCCGAGCCGCTTTTCCAGAGCTCGCCCGGCGAAGGCGCGAACCTTACCGATGACGAGAAAGAGGCGCTGGCCAAGATTCCGGCGCGCGGCTGGAAGAATTCGGAAGATTTACTCGAGCATAGGGACGCGCTGCAGGGACTTGTCGACAAGGGGGTTGTCGAAACGCGTCGCAATGATGAATTTGGAACCGACTTTCGCAGAGTCAACCAGGCAGATAGCCCTTACCTTAAAAACCTGAAAAAGAAAAACATTGCTGTGGCCCGCATTCAGGGCGAGATCTTGAAAGGGCCTGATGGGTCTTCCGCAGCGCCAGAAGAGACCGCGCCGGCCGAACCGGAACAGGAGTCCTCGCAACCGCGCGGCTGGTTCCGGATGCGGCCGGATGGCAGTTACGAGATCGGCAAGACGCAGATCGGCGACATGAGCACGTTTATTCATGAGCCGGCGCATGCCTACCTTGAAATGTTCCGCGAGCTGACGCAGCGGGAAAGCGCCAGCGACCCATTGAAGGACGACTTCAAAAAGATTACGGACTGGCTCGGCACCACGCCGGAGGAAGCGCAGAAGAACGGCTTCACGCGCGAGCAGCACGAGCGGTGGGCGAAGGCTAACGAGAAGTACGTGAGTGAGGGAGAAGCGCCCAGCTCGGGGCTGAAGCGGGCGTTCCACAACTTTGCGGTGTGGATGAGCTCGATCTACCGGAGAGCGAGCGCTCTCGGCGTGGAGCTGAGCCCCAGCATTCGCGGCGTGATGGACAGGCTCTACGCGGGCGAGGATGCGGTGAACCGCGCCGAGCAGGAGGCAGGAGACCGTCAGCTCTTCAAAAGCCCGGAAGAGGCAGGCTGGACCGAGGAGCAGTACCGCAACTACGCCGAGGCGAAGGGTGTCGAGGTCGACAAGGCGCGGGAGCAGGTTCGTGCCGAGCTGAACGATGCGGCGGTGCGGGAGCGGACCGAGGCCTGGCGCGAAGAGAAGAGCAATGTACGCGACGCCATCACGCAGCAGATCGACGCGCGGCCGGAGTACACGGCGATCCGCTCGCTCCGTCGCGGCGCGCTGGATGATGGAACCCCGCTATCGTTGAATCGCGATGCGTTGATCAGCCAGTTCGGCGAGGACCGCGTGCGGGCGTTGAACGAGCAGCATCGCGGTCTCTATCGCAACGAAGGTGGCACCGACGCGGAGACGGCTGCGGAGATCTTCGGCTTTGGATCCGGCGAGGAGCTGATGCGGGCGCTCGAAGCGGCGCCGCGGCGCGCGCAGGCAATTGAGGCGGCGACGCGCGACTTCATGACCGCCAAGCATGGCGACATCCGCTATGACGGGTCTCTGGACGATAAAGCCCGGCTGGCCATGGAGAACGGCGAGCGGGCCAAGAACCTACATAGTGAGCTGACAGCGCTGCGGGCGAAGCTGGCAGCGATGGAGAAGAAGGCAGCCGACGCCAAGGCCGCGATGCGCGCGATCGCGATTGCGCCGCTGGAAGCCTACCAGAAGACGGCCGAGCAGATGGTCCAGCAGAAGGCGATCGCCGATCTGCAGCCGAATCGCTACCTGAACGCCAGCCGCAAGTTCTCGCGGGAGGCGTTCGATGCGCTGCGGCGCGGTGATGTGAAGGCGGCGGCCGACGCGAAGAACAAGGAGCTACTGAATCACTTCCTCTTCCGTGAGGCCTCAGCGGAGCGCGACTACGCGGACAAGTTCGAGAGCTATGCCAGGCGGGTGCAGAGCCGTGGGATTCAGCAGCGGCTGGGGCTGGCCGGCAGCGATTACCGCGAACAGTTCAACTGGCTGATGGCGCGCTACAAGCTGGGTCCGGCAGTGCAGTCTCCGGAGCGGCCGCTGCGCGCCTGGGCTGACGATAACTTCGATAACGGCAAAGAGATTGCGATCGCGCCGGGCATCCTGAATGAAGGCAAGTTTGCCGACTATCGCAGCGTTCCGCTGAGCGAGGTGCATGACCTGCATAACGCGCTGATCAATATCCGACACATCGCGCAGCAGGAATTCAAGATGTATGTCCAGGGTAAGCAGATTGCGTTTGCCGAAGCGAAGCAGGCCATGATTGAGAGCCTGCGGACCAACCTCAAGCATAAACCAGAGAAGATATTCGAAGAGAACCTATCGGCAGCAGATCGAGTTGTTAGGGCCGAGCAATGGACCGATTCCTATATGGGAAGGGTGGAGCGGTGGGTTGAGTGGGCGGACGGCGGAAAAAGCGGACCATGGCACGATTATCTGATGAACCCTTCTGCTGACGCGCAAGGCGACGAACATGAGCTGCAGGAGAACGTGACCCGCGTGGTCACCGATGCGCTGGCGGATATGCCGACGGAGATGCGGCGGCGTTTGTGGACGGAGAAGGTGACCGTGGACGGCATCGGCGAACCGCTGACGCGGCGCCGGATGCTCTCGATCGCGTTTAACATGGGCAACGAGGGAAACCTTGATCGCCTGAAAAAGACGTTCGCGTCCTTCGGCTGGGATCCAGAAGCAATTCGCAAGATTGGCGGGATGCTGACGCGCGAGGAATGGAACTTCGTGCAGAAGGCCTGGGAAAGCCTGAAGCCGATGGGCGAGCGCATGCGGGAGCTGGAGAAAAGGCTCACCGGCCTGCCGCCGGCGATGGTGAAGGTGACGCCGTTCAAGGTAGGCCTAGCTGATGGAACGGAGATAGAGCTCGACGGCGGATATTTCCCGATCGTAATGGATCCGCGGTTCTCGCAGCGGGCGATTGAGCAGGATTCGAAGGAGACGGCGCAAAATGCCATGCAGGCCGGCTACGTGCGCGCGACGACATCGAAGGGTTACACGAAAGAGCGCACTGGCTTCGGCGGGCCGTTGCTGCTCGATTATGAGCAGGTGCTGACGAATCACGTAGCTAAGGTAGCAAAGGATCTCTCGCACCGCGAGTTTATGCTGCATGCGCAGCGGCTTCTGCTCGACACCGAAGTTAGAAAGGCTCTCAGAGAAACCCTCGGAGCGCCTCGAGAGAAGCAGTTCATGTCGTGGCTGCGAACAATCATCAACGATAACAATGGCAGTGTGCAGGAGCGGCTCGACGGAATCAAGGATTTGATGCAAAAGCTGCGCGGAAATTTTGTTGTTTCGGCGCTGAGTTTTAATCCTGGGACAGTTCTGCTGCAGATCTCACACGCGCCGCGCATGCTTCTCTACGCGAAGCCTGCGAGCCTGGCCCAGTCTTTGGTTGATTTTCTGGCGCATCCGGTTGAGGTAACGCGGGAAATCCAAGGGCTCTCGCGGAACGAGATGCGCTTCCGTGGCGATAACCTTGATCGCGATATTCGCGCCGTGCTTCAGAATCCGTCTTACCGGTCGGGATACACGCGGAAGGTCGCCGAGGCTGGACGCTTCGCGCTGCAAGTGATGGATCACCTTCTTTCGCACGTGCTCTGGCGGGCGTCGTTTACGGAGGGGCTGAAAAAATATGCTGATCTTCCCGAAGATGAAGCGCAGCAAAAAGCCATTTATGAGGCTGACAGTGCGGTACGGCTTGGGCTCGGTTCGTCTGCTCCAAAGGACCTGCCGGCAATCATGCGGAACAATGAGTTCAACAAGTTCATCACCACGCTGTACGGCTTCCACAACGGCGTCTATAACCAGCTTCGGGATATCGGGCACCAGTTCAGGTATGACCGCAACCTGCAGAAATTGACCTACGCCACAATTTTGACGACGTCGCTTCCGGCGGTGCTGGGGGCGTGGCTGACTGGAAGAGGGCCTGATGACGGCGAGAATGTTGGACGGTGGGCGGCGAAGCGGTCACTGTTGTTCGCGGCCGATACCGTGCCGCTTCTGCGGGCGGTTGCTTCCTCGATGGAGGGCGGTCATGACGTGCAGTTCAGTCCGATCGAGACTGTGATGACGAAAGGCGCTAAGGCCGCAATGGATGCCACTTCGAGTAAGGACGATAAAGATTGGATGGGGATCGATATCAACGCAGTTGACGCTGCCGGAGCTATGCTCGGCGTCCCTGGCTCTCATCAGATGGTAAAAACGTTACGGTATTTCAAGCGGGCCAGTGAGGGGAAGGTGCAGAATCCGAACCTTTGGAATGCGATTGTGGGAGGACGATAGCTACTTTTGCTCGCTTAACTGGCGCGCAAGAATCGGGTTCTTGGTCTCCAATTCGCGTTGTTCGAAGCTGTTCACAGGAATCTTATCTTCCTGGAGCAGCCAGCTAAACTCAGTTCCCTTCCATTCGGGGTGCTCTTTCAGAAATTGCAAATACCTCGCGTGGTCTTTCTGAACTTGGAGGGACCTCTGGGCCTCTTCGTCGTGTTGAGCTTTTACATTAATAGCTACTCCGATGGCGGAGAGGACCAGCACAATTAGGCAGAGGCTGGCCGCGACCCGTAACGTGGTTTTTCTGGCGCGAGGGCTGAGCCTGCGACGAAGCCAGCGAATTGCAAAAAAGAGGCCGACCAGCACCCCGGCCGCTGAAGCCCCGACTGAGGTCTGGTCGGGATAGTAAAGGTAAGAGTGTTCGATGAGCCTAATAACCAGATGAGCGGCAACGTAGCCCGCGCAAATGGCGATCGCAATGCCGAGGTAGAAACGCTTTCCATTTTCGTCGTTCACAATCGCTCCCTCTTTGAGGCCTCCAGTCTACCACCGCGCGAATTTCGCGCAACAGTTCTTTCGTAACTTTTGAGGAGATCGACCGATGACAATCAGTTCGACAACACGCGTGGCGGGGCCGTTCGCTGGCAGCGGGACCGTGGCTACGTTTCCTTTTACCTTCAAGGTCTTCGCCGAGGGCGATCTGCTGGTCGAGAGGCTCGACATCGCATCGGGCGTGGCGACCACGCTGACGCTGACGGCCGACTACACCGTGGCGCTGAACGGAGACCAGGACACCACTCCGGGCGGCACGATCACCCTGACCGCGGGCAACCTGGCCACAGGTCAGCGCCTGGTGATTACCTCAGACCTGCCTAACCTGCAGCCTGTCGAAATCACGAACCAGGGCGGATTCTATCCGGACGTGATCAACGACTCGCTCGACCGGGCGACCATCCAGATTCAGCAGTTGGAGATCCCTCTCGACAGGTCGCTGAAGTTTGCGGTGACCGACCCGACGGTCGATCCCACGCTGCCATCGACAGAAGTGCGGGCCGGAAAGCTCTTGGGGTTCGACGACGCCGGAACTCCGGAAGCCGTGGTGCCGGTGAGCGTCTTTCCGCTGTACGGCATCGTCACGATCCCGTACAGCGCGACTCCTGTGATCGACGCCAGCAAGGGCTCGAAGTTCTCGCTTTTGCTGACCGGCAATGCCGCGCCAACATTCACGAACGGCGGCGGCGCATCTGTCTTCTTCTCAATCCGCGTCATCCAGGATGCGACGGGCGGCCGCCTGCTGACCTGGCCGGCGAACATGAAGAACATGGGAACGATCAACAGCGCGCCGAACAGCGTGAGCGAGCAGTTCTGCTCGATCGACGCCGACGGTACGGCCTGGGGCATCTCTCCGATGATGGCGGCGCCGGTGAACGGCGTCTTTGTCGTGACCAACTACGGGGCCAAGGGCGACGACACGACCAACGATCACGACGCGATTCAGGCGGCGATTGATGCGGCCTACGATGTCGGCGGCGCGGTGTACTTCCCGGCGAATCCGAGGAACGCTGGCCAGACGGTCTACTACACCGCAACTGCCGTGAATCCAAAAGGCGTCAGCCTGTTCGGTGATCCGATGGCGCAGGGCACGATGCAGTCGGCCACTGGCGCGATGAAGGTTGCGATTCGCGGAGGGGTGGGGCAGGACATCCTGTGCATCGTTCGCCCGGGCGGCGCAGGCTTTGCGGATCCGTGGACATCGTGGACGATCAAGGATCTCGGACTGATTCTCGACACGTCGACGGATGCTTCGGCGAGCTTCCCGACCCGTCTGCCTGGGCGCAGATTTGACGATGCGGCGATGAATGGAAGCAACGCGGTGCTGACCTCTGCAGCGCAGGGCGTCTTCATGCCGGGAGACGTGGGGCAGCATATTTCGGTTACAGGCGCAGGACCGGCCGGCGCCACCCTGGTCACAACGATCGCATCGTACCAATCGAAGACGCAGGTAACTTTGACTGCTGCCTCTTCCACGGCGGTCTCCGGGGCCCATGGCTATATCTCGGTGCTCGACCTGCCGGTGACGCAGACGGTAGGGAACTGCGCGTTCGCGATGGATGATCCGAATGCGGCCTACGCGCCGGGGTTCAACGCCAACTTTGAGAACGTGGTAGTGGAGAACGACTCCAATCACTACACGAACTACGGCTGCGGGTTCTTCTTCCAGGGCAACGGGTGCCCGTACGCGGGGAACTGGACGAACGTCTTTAGCGGCGTACCTTTCGGTTTCGTGTTTGTGCAGGCGAACGGCGTGACCGCGTCGGGCTCCAACTACACAGGCATCGCGGATCATAACCATTTCACCAACGTGTGGATTCTCGCCGAGTATCCATGGCTCTCCTACAACGGCGGGGCGAACGAGATCAAGAACCTGAAGATCTTCACCAACGCCTTCGGGCCGCAGATCCTGAATGCCTACGGCGCGGAAACCGATGCGCACGAGTGGAAGATCGATATCCCGGAAGCGGAGGGCGGCGGAGCCTCGGCCTCGACGATCTTCAGAATTGCGGGCACGAACCACACCTTTGACAGGCTCAGCCTCGGCGGCAATGCTGCCCAGGCCTTTCAGTGGGACGCGGACAGCTCCAGGGTGATCTGGATGGCCCTGACCACTTACGCAACCTTCAACGTGACCGGGGGAATGAACGACTTCTATTCCACGTCGTACGCGGATTCGATCAGCGGCGCGACCTTCAATGTGACCGGCTTTGGAAACACGCTGACCACGGGAAAACTCTCAAACCCGCTGGTCGGCCTGCAGCCCGCGCGCAAGCAATTCGCTTACAAGGGGTCGACGACGTTCGGGCCGCCGGCGCTGTCGCGTGGCTCAACTGTCTACAACCGAACGCGGGATTTCATCGACAAGGGCGCGGCAACCTACTACTTCAACGGCGAGGATCTGTGGTTCTGGCCGCAGGAGATGGGGAACGCGGTGGCGGGCTCCAATCCAGTCCTCGCAGCTGACGCCACTTCGTCGTCGGGCTACAACTTCAAGGTCGCTTCCGGCGGCGGCCAGTATCTTTCGACCAGCAACGGCACGGAATGGTTCATCGGTTCGCAGATCCCCGCCGGCAAGATGCGGATTTACTTCTGGATGAAGGCGGCAAGCACGACCAACGTCACGCTGCTTGCGCAGGCGAACGAGTCCTCGGTCTGGACGACGCTCACGACCGCAACCGTCTCGGTCTCCTCATCCTCCTACGCTCTCTACTCCATCGACGTCGATGCAACGGGACTGAGCGGCGACGCATTCCTGATCAACATCTCGGCCGCGACGGTGGACGTGTATGTTGCCTGGGTCGGGATCCGGCCCTGGGGCGATACGCTCTCGACGGGTGTCCAGGTCGGCGTGGGCACGAGCACGCTCTACCGCTGCGTTGGCGGAACGCTGGACGGGCAGATGGTTTGGAAGGCAAGCGTCTGCACCGGCGCCGGCGGGACAGCGGTCAGCACAGGGATTACAACTCCGTAGAAAGTGGAAGGGCCATGACAGCTCACGATCTGATCGACTCGATCTTCGGGCGGGCGCAGGTTTTCGCAGGGGCGAACGTTCGCCACATTACGGAAGATCAGCTCAAATACCTGCGCGATTTGATCCTGAAAGACCCGGAGGCGGCCAAGGCTCGCAACGGCCAGGGCGGCTCGCTGGTGTGGATGCCGGCGGGGAAGCATAAGTATGTGCTGACCGAGGATCTCGCTGGCGGGAAGCGGCACACGCTGACAAAGATCAGCCATATCGAAGCCGAGGGGCAGGCGAGCTTGTTTCAGCTCTGAATTCGCGGTATCCGGAGGGAACCATGTTCAATCGAAAAGAAGAGAAGAAGCAGATGCGGTACTACGCGGTGCGGCTCAAGGATCAGAAGGACCCTGAGTATGTGAAGGCCGACAATATGCGCCGCGGTTACTCGGGCGCAGCGACGGAGAAGGATTATTTCTTTCTGAACGGTGCGCAGATGGTGGCCGTGTTTCCGGGTGCGCTGGTGCTGGGCGTTACCTCGACGCGCTTCCAGTCTGACTAGCCGGTCTTGCGGGTTTGTGCACCGGCGGCCGGATCATTGACCGCCGGCTTCTTCTTCGTTTCAAGCGTGAGCACGGCCGCGTACTTCACCTGGCGGCGCTGGTGCGCGTAGTACTCCATCATCTTGCGGCCGACGTGTCCGGCGATGGCGATGACGGTCTCGGGGTTGACGCCGTTCTCAAGCATCTTGGTGATGCACAGGTGGCGCAGATCATGCGGCTTCAGCTCGAGGAACCCGGTGCACTTCTGCAGCTTTGCCCAGCTCTTGCGCAGGAAGTAGGGCGAGGCTGGCCGGGTGGGATCATACTTGTTGCGCTTGATGCGGAAGGGGAAGAGGAAGTGGTTGGGCTCGCAGGCTCCGAGTTTGATGGCGCGCTTGAGGCATTGCTCCACAGCCCAACGGGCGAGATTGTTGAGCGCGATGCGCCGCGGCCGTGAATCGTTCTTGACGCTGTCTTCGGGGATGTAGAACTCGGCGATCTGCGAGGTGAGGAAGAGGTGCTTGAGGCGCAGGCCGCGCAGCTCGATGCCGCTGGCGGTGGTGTTGGCGGTGATGGCGGCAACCCAGTAGGCCAGGGCGGCTTCGGGATGCTTGCTGGCCACCTTCCAAAGGGTCTCCTCGTCTTCCTCGCTGAGGATTTCGCGCGGGCTCCATGACTTCTGTTCAAGCGGAAAGTAGTAAGGCTTGATGCGGTGCCAGAGGCGGGCGAAGGTCAGCATCTGGCCGAGCACGCTGATCTCATGGTTGATGACGGAGTTGCCGGCAGCCTGCTTCCAGGGATGAGATTCTCCGGCCGTCATGCGCAGCGTGTTGTGGATGCGCGCGATCTGGTAGGCGCGGAGCTGGCCAGGCGTGATGTCGCAGAGGCGAACCTTACCGAAGAAGACGCGCAGCGCGTTGATGTAGCTTTCGGTTGTTTCATGGGTGCGCGGGCGAAGGCTGGGATCCTGGGCGCGGTAGAGGATCCAGAATTTAGCAGCGGCTTCGAAGCCCATCTCGGCCAGGTCGGCGGCGGTGACAACCAGCGCGGTGTTGGCGCCCTGGCACGCCGGGCAGTCGATATGGTCAGGCGTATGCTCAAGAGTCTTATCGAGCGCGTAAGGATCGAAGGTCTTTTCTATAAGTGCCAGGCGGCTCATATCTTCTTCAGGAACGCCGACGAGAGGTGAGTTGACCAGGGAATCAAAGTCACGAGTAAAGCCGTCTGACGCTTTATCAGTTGGCCGAATCATACGCCCTCCAAGGCAATTCGCTTGTGAGCCTAAAGTTGTAGCGGATGGCTCTAAATGGTTCATCTGGATGCCTAAGTGACTCGTTTTGATACACAAGTGAGTCATTTATACGTCTCGAATTATGGTTATCCTTTGTAGATGGCCCAGAAAAGGTTGCAGGTGGGATTCACCGTTCCCCAGCACAAGCTGCTTGAGAAACTGGCGGCGAAGCTCGGGTTGGATAAGAACAACACGATCCGCTATTGCGTGGCCCGCATCGCCGAGCAGGAGTTGGCGCCTCGGGATCGATCGTCGGCAGCGGATAGCTCGCGGTGAGCGCTTCCGAACCAAAACAGTTAACACCTTATTAGGTACTTAATGCAAGGCAAAAAGTGACTAAAGTGCGAAATAATTTATTAACGCCTTGCATTAATTTGAATTCGGCGTCTAGGATTTATTCATGTCAAGCAAGGATCAGAAAGCGAAACAGCTTCGGAAAAAGCCAGCGAAAGCCCGTATGGGGCGGCCTCCGGTCGACGTGCCCAAGGAGAACGTGACGGTTCGAATGGGCGCCGATTTGCTGCGCGCGGTCGATGCGTGGGCAAAGGAGAACGGCGATCTGACGCGTTCCTCGGTGATTAGTTTGGCGGTTTCGCAGCTCGTGAAGAAGCAGGTCAGCTGAGAAAGCACTTGACAAGCTCTCTCGTCTGGTCAATAGTGATCACTGTTTCATAACAACCTGGCAGTAGTCTTCTGAAGTGGTTTAGAGCAACGGCTGAAAGCGGTTAGAGCATCAGCCTTCTAAGCTGAGGGTTGCGGGTTCGAGCCCCGCCTTGCCTACCACTCAAAGGACTATCTGCTGGAAACCTCAGGAGATAGCCCTATGCATCAGGCCCCCTCGCCTCTTAGTACTCCGGCTGAAATCCGACCGGACGCCCAAAACCCTCAAAACCAATCTTCTTGGTCGCACCCGCTTTCCGGGCGCGAGCTCGTGCGCTGCTGTGTCGGTATCGACATTCCCGGCGCGGGCTGGAAGCATTCGCCCAACTGCCCGCTGATCGATTGTCCGCCGGTAGCCGTCCCTGCCGCTAACGATCGGAACGAGATCCGCGAAGGAACGCTGATTGAGCTGATCTTCGCGTCGCGGGCGCTGGCGCAGCGCAGCATGGAGGTCACGCATTCGTTTCCTGGCGGCGCCGCCATTCCCTTTTGCCGTGAGTGTCGCGCGCAGGCTGACGGGCAGGGGCATGTATCGCACGCCCGGCTCTGCTCGGCGGGCCGCGTGTTGCGGCTGATCGAAGATCTCTACGAACAGGTTTTGCAATCAAATCCAACCATTGTGTACCGAAAGGAGGCCGCGCCAGCGCCAGAGCCTGTCTGCGCGGGGAACGGGGTTTCTCCGCGCGGACTGAATAAGCCGATGCATGGCGAACCATGGCAGCATTCGATCACGCCCAGTGGCGAGGTCTGGATACTGGACTCGGAAGAGACGGTTATGTTGCGCACCGCGCCCGGATCGCCGCGCGAGTCTCTTGACTGGGCCGACCGCGTCATCGCCAGCGTCAACTTCTGCGCGGCCTTTACGGACGAGGATCTGGAACTCGGCATCCTTAACGCGAAAGGTGGCGCTCAGTGAACACAACCCAATTTCAGAAACTGCTTCGCGATCTTCGAGCATGCTCCGATGCCCGCGCCTGGGCGAAGGGAAAAGACCTTCACGAAGCCTGGACCACCTGCGAGCGCGCCGACTGGCTGCTTTGGCTCGCTAGCCAAATGGCAGACAAGCCTGGCTGGCCGACGAGGAAAGAGATCGTTCTCGCCGCCTGCGCCTGCGCTGAGACGGCACTGAAGTATGTAAAGCCCGGTGAAGACCGGCCGCGCATCGCCATCGAAACCGCGCGGGCGTGGGTCCGCGGCGAGGCGAGCATCGAAGATGTTCGCCTCGCGCGAGAAAACGCCTACGCCGCCTACGCCGCCGCCGGCGCCGCCGCCTACGCCGCCGCCGCCGCCGCCTACGCCTACGCCGCCGCCTACGCCGCCGACGCCG